GTCTCGTGGTGGCGAGTATGCGAGTGTTGCTGTTGCTGCTGGTTCGATTAGCGCACCGTATGTTGAGGTTATTGAGCATCGTGAGGGTACGGGCTGGTTGGCTGCACGGTTGGTTGAGCTGGTTGAGCGTTGGGAGCCGACTGCTGTTGGTTGTAATGGTGCGGGCCCGACGGGCGCTGCTGTTGGTCCTGTGTTGGCTGCGTTTCGTGATGCTGGTATCAGCGCCGATTTGTTGCACCAGGTGAACACGGTTGATTACAAGCAGGCGTGCGGCGGGTTTTTTGCTGATGTGATCGAGGGGCGTTTGTGTCGGCCTGATAATCAGGGCCCGTTGGATGTTGCTGCGGCTGATGCTGCGGAACGCCAGTTGGGTGATGCGTGGGCGTGGGATCTGCGTTCTTCGGTTGTGCCGATTTCACCGCTGGTTGCTGTGACGATTGCTCGAGCTTTGTTGCCTGTGGCTGCTGTTGTTAGCCCACAGATTTTCGCTTACTAAGAAAGGGCGGTGCCAATGTTTAAAGATACTCTTGCGACCGTTCTTGAGATCGCTGGGATTATGGCCGTGTGTGTTGCAGTGTTTTTGGTGTCACCGATCATGGCCCTTGGTGTTGCTGGTGTTGCGATGTTCGTGGTGGGCTTTATGATTGACGGTGCCTGATGGGTTTCTTTAAACGTGAGCAGCGTGCGATCACACCTGATTCGATTATCGCTGCGGTTAATCAGATGCGTATGCGTACTGGTGCACCAATCGTTGACGCCAACAGTGCGATGCGGTTGGCTGCAGTGTGGGCGTGTGTGCGCCTGTTGGCTGGTGTCGGTTCAACGTTGCCGTTGGATCAGTACCGTGATGGCCCTGGTGGGCGTACACAACTGCCAGCTAGTTCACTGTTCCGTGCGCCAGCACCAAACGTAAACATCACCACATGGCTTTACCAGCTGTGGTCATCACTGCTACTCGATGGCAACGCTTACGGGCTGGTTACTGAAACTGGTGTTAACGGGTTCCCTGTCACAGTTGAGATTCTCGACCCGGCCACTGTCCAATGGCGGCACGTTGACGGCGAATGGACCACACAGATTAACGAGAAGCGCATTAACCGTTGGCCTAACGGGCCGTTGTGGCACATGCCGATGTTTGTGATGCCTGGTATGCCGATGGGTATGAGCCCGATCAGCAGTGCCAAGCAGGCTATTGGTTCAGGCATCAGCGCTGAGCAGTTCGGTGCGCAGTTCTTTAACAGTGGCGGCAACCCTAACGCCGTGATCTACTCCGACTCTGAGTTGACTCCTGAGCAGGCTCAGGGCATCAAGAATGCGTTCGTCAATGCGACACAGGGTAATCGTGAACCGGCGATCATGGGTAGCGGGCTCAAGTATGAGCGTGTGCAGATCAGCCCTGACGAGTCACAGTTTTTGGATTCGCAACGGTTCACGGTTGAGCAGATCGCACGCATCTACGGCATACCGCCTGAGCTTGTCGGTGCGGCTGCATCGGGCAGCAGTGTGACTTATGCGAACCGTGAACAGCGTGCAGCTGACTGGTTGAGCTTTGGTCTGATGCCGTACCTAATTCCTATCGAGGATGCGCTTTCAACGCTGGTGCCTCGTGCGCAGCGTGTGAAGTTTAACGTTGACGGGCTGTTGCGCTCCGATCTCAGTACCAGATATGCGGCGCATGCTGTTGGTATTGGTTCTGGGTTCCTCACAGTTGACGAGGCCAGGGCGTATGAGGATCTGCCACCGCTGGTCACTCCTGATCCTGTGCTTGCACCTGATCAGGTGATTGCCTGATGCCTTGGCATGTGGTGGAAGAAGATGCGGGCTGCTCGATTTCTGAGCCGTGGGGTGTTCGCAAAGATGATGATAATTCTTTGTCAGGCTGTCACGGCAGCGAAGCAGAAGCGGTTGGTCAGATCGCAGCGTTGTATGCGGCTGAGGCCGATAGGAGTGTTCGCATGGAAGAAGAAACAGTTCACCCGTTGAGCCCACGCCAGAAGGCGCAGTATGAGGCCACTGAAGGTGTTGTTGAGCTGTTCGGGCAGTTCTCGCAGGGTGTTGACGCTGACGGCGCTCACTACGCTGCTGTGTCGCCTTACGCTGCAGATGGCATGGTGTGCTCGAGTTGTGTGTTCTTTGAAGGCGGGCGTGGCTGTGAAGTGGTTGCAGGTGACATTGCACCGGAAGGCATTTGCAAACTGTGGGTGATCCCAGTAGACCTGATGGCAAACCCTGAACCAATGGTTGAGGGTGAACCTGTGGTTGAGGTTGATCCTGAACCTGTTGTTGAGGTTGAGCCTGTACCTGTGGTTGAGATTGATGGTTACAAACGTGGTGTTGATGGCATTGATGTGCCTGAGCGTGAGGTGCGTAAGCTTGAAAAGCTTGAGGTGCGTGCAACGCCTGATGGTGGTGCGATCCTCGAGGGTTACGCCACCGTTTACGATTTCGCTTACTCGATTGGTGATGTTGACCGTGGCGGGTTCATGGAAACAATCGTGAAGGGTTCCGCAGCGAAAAGCGCTGCAGAGGCCGATGTGCGTTTGTTGATTAACCATGAGGGCATACCGCTGGCACGCACACGCTCCGGCACGATGACTTTGGAGTCTGATGACATCGGCCTGCGTGTTACCGCACAGCTTGACCCGCAGAACCCGCTGTCTGCATCGTTGCGTTCTGCGATGGAACGTGGCGACATGGATCAGATGTCCTTTGCGTTTCGTGTCCTGCGTGACGAATGGAACAGTGATTACTCGGAGCGGAAGATTTACGAGCTCAAGCTGTTTGATGTGTCGATGGTGACGTACCCGGCGAATCCTGCCACTGTGGCAAAGGTTCGCAGTGATGACACGCAAGATTCTGAGCAGGCCGCAGGCCGCTCGGTAGAGATGGCGAAACGCCAACTCGAAGCAATACCAGCCCGCCGATAACAAGCCGGAACACATGCCGCCTCCTGGCACATGCGTTCCACTTGAAGTCACTAGCTGTTTCCCATTCCTAAACAAGAAAGGTTCCACATGTTGGACCAGATTCGTAGTTTGATTAGCGCAGCGCTCGATGAGCGTGATGCGTCACAAGCTGCAGTTGAGGCAATCCTCGCTGTTGCAGAAACCGAAGGCCGCTCAGATATGACGGCTGAAGAAACAGAGAAGTTCGACGCAGCTCGTGCTGAGCTTCGTGAGATTGATGACAAGATCACCGCATTGCAGGCTCGTGAGTCTGACCTCGTTGACCTTGCTACCCGTTCCGACAAGGCCGCTGAGGTCAGAAAAGAAGTACTACCCATGAACGTCAAAGTTGTTTCAGAAGAGCAGACCTACCGTGCAGATTCCGAGCATGACTTTTTGAGCGATGCTATCGCTGCGAAGTTCGGCAACGACTCTGCTGCCGGTGATCGTCTTGCTCGTGCCCGTGAAGAAGCACTCTATGGTGGCAAGCTGAGCCTTCGTAGTACGAGTGGCAACTTCGGCGGTTTAGTCGTACCTCAGTACCTCACCGAGCAGTTCGCTGCGACGCTTGCATCCGGTCGGCCTTTCCTCGAAAATGTCACCAAGGTTGCACTGCCGGCACAAGGAATGAATATGGTCATCCCTCGTGGAGCAACCTCCACCGGTGTTGCCGCACAGGCCACTGAAGGCGCAGCAGTAACCAACCAGACCTTCACGGAATCTGACCTCACGGTTCCGGTTCGCACATTCTCTGGGCAGCAGGTTGTTTCCCGTCAGAGCATCGACCGTGGAACCGGCATTGGCCAGATCCTCCTCGCTGATCTGTATGCGCAGTACGCAACCAAGGTCAACGTCTCGGCGCTCAGTGGTGCTGGAACAGCTGGGGGCCACTTCGGTATCCTCAACACGACCTCGGTGCAGACCGCAGCGTGGACCGGTACAACCGGTGCGTCACTCGTGGCCGCAATCCACAATGGTCTCGGCAAGATCAACGCCGCACGCTACGCAGCTGCAGACCTCATCGTCATGCATCCTCGTCGTTGGGCTTGGCTATGTGCGCAGTCTGACTCGTCGCTACGTCCACTTGTCGCCATCGAGGGCTACAACAGCTTCAACGCTGCTGGCGCTGGATATGCAGCAGGATACGGTTACGTTGGATCTGTTGCCGGGGTCAAGGTCATCACTGACGCTGGCGTTCCCACGAACCTCGGTGCATCCACCGATGAGGATACAATCGTGATCACGAGATCACAGGATGTGCTGTTCATGGAAGATGGATCAGC